CGCAAGCCGCGTCCGATACGGATAAGGCCGCTGAAGGCAAGGATCCTGCTGCCGGTGCGCAAGCCCCCGCTGCCAGCGTGAAAGCCGAAAACAAAGCAAGACCTCACTCTCACCTCGAGGAAAAAACCGGCGTGCCACAGAAAACACCGGAACCTCAGTCGGACAAGCCGAACCCTGCCAAGGACATGAGCAAGCACTATCATCCTCGGGACATGAAGTAAGCGGGGCCATCACGATCCCTCTTTCACGGGGTCTCGGTTGGCCGACGATGAACCGTCAAAAAAAGGATGAGCACGGCAACCGGTGCTCCTGTCGTCTGCTTGCAGAAGCTGTCGGCTGCAACCCCAAGACGATACACCTTACCTTTTGTCAGGCGGTGTTGATGAAGCACTGGGCCGTTGAATGCAACCATGGTTGCCCTGATGCACCTGGGGAATCGCAGCGCAGCGTCAGTTTGTACGGCGTCGGACCGATCAACCCGATCAAGGCCATTCTGATCAAGAACAAGTGACCTGAAGGCCATGCCGAAGCGAACGGGTGCTATTCAGTGGCTTCTAAATTCATCATTGAAGGGTTGAAAGAGCTTCGTGACTTGGCCGATGGTTACAAGGGTGCGCCCGCGCTTGTTTCGCGTCTGATAAAGCGGGCCTGTGGTGATTATCTTGAGCGGGCGCGGACAACGGCGATAAACGAACACCTGACGAAGCGGGGGCCGGAAACGCTTGGGGTATACCGGGGATCACTTTCGACGCGACTTGCCGGAGAAGTAACTGAATCAGGAAAGGACATTTTCGCGTCTCTCGGTTCGCCCATGCCATACGCGCGCGCGTGGGAATACGGGCGACCGCCCGGGCAACAGCCGCCCAGTGCGCCTTTGGCGGAGTGGGCCAAGAAGATCCTGGGCGTTTCGGACAAAGAGGCCAAGAGCGTCGGCTTTTTGATTGCCCGGAGCATCGGGAGGAAAGGTCGGACGGCGCGCCCGTTCCTACGCCCTGCTCTTGAAAAGAATATTGGCTATTTGACGAACGATATTACGACGCTGATCCAGGGTGCGGCCCAGGGCGGGTGGAAATATGGCGTCTAAGCGGCGGACAATTCTTGAATATTTGCGGGACACGCGGTTGCCACTGATTACGGTGGCGGGCGGGTATCACACGAACGTCCAACACATTCAGAGGGGGCTTTACTCACCCAATGGGCTGAATGATTCAGACCTCCCGGCGTTGTTGATCGGACGGACGGTTGAGAAGCGGGAAAACATCACGCGCAACCAGTACAAGGCCATCATCACGGTCTACATTCTCGGGATCGTTAAATCTCCGGACGGTGTGAGCAACGCCCAGGGCGCCCTTGACGATATGATTGCCGACGTGACACATGCCCTTGAGACTGACAGGACATTGGGCGGTAATTCAAAATGGCTCGAGGTTAAGAATATAACGACGGACGACGGGGACATTGCACCGCGCGCCGGATTTCTTATGGAAGTTGAAATAGCCTATGTGACCGAAGGGATTACACCTTAAGGGGCTTAAAATGATGAACGAATACAAAACAAAAGACATGAAAGACAAACCGTCAAAGCTGAAATGCGTGGCGGAGTGTTGGGCTCCCGGTCTTGGATTTTTCAAGGTGGGAGAGATTCTAAGCGGTGCGGAATTGGTTGAGAAATTGAAAGAGAACCCTAACTTTATCGAAATAACAGAGGAGAACTAAAAATGGCGATGTATCCGATCGAAGCTCAACGGTTTGGGATTAAGAAAGAGGCGGTTAGAGGTACGGCGGAAACGACGCCGACGTCGTGGTTCCCTGTATTAAAAGGGACGGAGTTTAACTATTCGCTCGGGCTCCTTGACAACGATGTTTTGAAAGGCGATCCGACGATGATGGCCCCCGTGGCCGGTAAGAAAAGCGGTGCGGGCAAGATAAAACTTCCGCTTGACGCCCAGACTTGCGGGGAGGTGTTTTACTCTCTTCTCGGTGGAAAGGCGGCCGCACAGCAGGGCGGTACGGCGGCTTACAAACACACGTTCACGGTCGCGGCCGGACTCCAAAAGCCGTCCTATACGTTCTTTTATGACTACGGGCTGGACATTAAAAAGTATGCCCTCGGGATCGTCAAAAAGGTGTCTTTGTCCGGCGCGGTGGATAGCGTTGGTGCGTTGGAAGCGGACATTCTGTTCAAGAATGAGGCAACTGGTTCTATTGGCTCCCCAACCTTCCCGACCCAACGATATTTGGCGTTTAACCAGATGGACTTTAAGGTGGCCGGCACATCGAACACCGATCTCAAGGACTGGAACCTTGAAAT